CACTGGCTCAATTAGAGAAGGTTTAAGCTGGTTAGGCATACCTTTACTAGTTATCAAATGATCGCGCTTCCACTCGAAGTTCGCCTGAGCCGCCGCTTGTTTATTTGCTTCATCAACAGCATCCTGATCTTCGGACCCGGAGTTGACAATTGTGAGACAGCCGATCTTTAATTCCTTAAAATTGTCTGGTTTTGGCGTCGGCAGATCATCTACCTTAATCTTGGTAATTTCTCGCGCAAAATCACCCCAAACCTTTGAGGTTACAAACATCGTGGTCGGAACCGGCTCACAAAGAGCCGCAATCCGCCAGAAGGTTGCAATTGTAGGGTTAGTTATATGAAAATTAACATCAGCAAATTCCATAATTACCTCTGATTATATCTAGCCCGCACAATAAGATAGTCGAGATCATTCATTTCCTTCAATGCAGCAACATCACCGCGAGTATATTTCGCAACAAAATCATTATCTGCATAAAGTTCAGTCTTGCGCGCTAGAGCCTGCTCCAAACTCAGAACTCCATTGCCGCCACCTGTATTCTCATTGGTAATGAACCGGGCTTCACCCATTGCCTTGCCGAGTTTGAGAAGCATTTCCCAAGTAGCAGGACCGCCCTTTATCGTCGTAAGCGCGCTAAGGTCTTCATCGGTGATCCCAAGCTGGTTCGCCGCCCGCTTGGCAATAGTTTCATTCAAGTCCCGATTCTGACCCCAGGCTGTCGTCAACGCAGCATCATTCTGCTGTTTAAGAAGTGCTCCATTATCATTAGTTAGTTTTGCAGCTTCATCCTGAGTCTTCATAAAAGCCGCGACAACTTGGGTAGCTTGATCGGGCCGAAGGCGCGCTGCATGGACGGCAGTAGAAATCTGTTCGATAAAATTATCATCGAGTGGCTTTCCATCAGCGAACTTCAATTCCTTGAAGTTATAGGCGGTCTTATCTGCCGGAACACCTAGCTTCGCATTGATGGCATTCCAACCCTCTGAATCATTAGGGTCAGAAGGAAGGCGAATAAGTTGCTCTCTTGGAGCACCAAGCAACCGCTCAGCTTCCTTATAGGAAGCCGCCTGCGCCTTGAATGCCGCAACCGGATCAAGCTTATCCCAACCTTTAGCCTGGATATGAGTCTTGATTTCCGGCTCGTAGGCATCAAACCAAGGGGGCGTTGTACTCCCGCCTTCAGTTCCGCCAGCCCCACCGCCTTCAGTTAGCTCGACCATACGACGCCTCCCTGCGGATCAATATCTTGACGCTGCATAAACTGCACGAACAGCGCCCCATGCTTCTGTGCCTCGCGCTGCCAAGCGACAAACATCTTTCGTTTCTGCGCTACAAGGTCTCGATACTCTTTATAGAGTTTCGGATCGTCACGCTTGGTAGGAATCTCGTCGCCGTTTTCCTCGACAAGAACACCGAGCGCCTTGGCTGCCTTGTCATAAACAGCAAAAGCAGCATTGACAAGATTTTCCTGCTCTGCCGCTTCCTGATATGCTCGTCGTAGTTCCGTCTTCGATTGGGCTGACCAAACTGGCGTTGCCATTATTTATCCTTCTCTAAGTTGATGGGATAGTTCTGATACAAAAGCATTAACTGGCCGTAATCAAGTTTAGCATGATTCATCATTCGCTGAAAAACTTGTCGCCGGCCTTCATTCTTCGCGTGCTCATAGGGGTCTTTGTCGAACGTACCATTTACATGGTAAGCCTTGGTAAAGTCTGCAAGGTCTCGCCAAACCTCATCAGGGATATCCCGATAGGCTCGCTGAAGTTCAGCGAGTTCAACTTCATGTCCTGACCACCGTAATCTTAGCTTCATCCTGGCATCCCCGGCTGTCCCGGCTGTCCCGGTTGTCCCGGTTGTCCCGGTTGTCCCGGTTGTCCACCAACACCGGGCTGTCCTGGCGTACCTTGCGGATTGCCCGGAACCTGCGGCATCCCGCCCTCTGGCGTACCAGAGAGCGTGCCGCCGATATTCTGCCCGGCTTGCGCCTTAGCGGCGATTGCCTGCGCCTTAATGATCGCCGCCCGCGCCGGCATTTCCTTGGTCTGCTGTTCACGAGCCTCGGCCTGTGCGCGAGCCTGCGCCTTCTTCTGGCGGCTCTGCGGCGAAGCCAGCACGCGCGCCGGAACGCCCCCGCCCTCGGCAATCACTTGTGCGGCTTCGTTGGCTTCAATGGTATCGAAGACCGAAGGATCGCCTGTCTTTTGTGATAGTTCTCCCAAAGCTTCAACAAACTGCATAGTGCTTGCAGCTTCTTGAACCTTAGCACTTCTACCAAGCCACGATTGATAATCAATTGTATATTCCCCCTTTGCTTCTTTCATTGCGGGAGTCATAGGAGGTAACTTTCCTAGGTATGAGAGAATATCAAGTTCCCGATGAATCATTGGTCCAAGGTAGTCCGTTATCTGTCGGCCTAATGGCGACATGAACATACCTTTCTCCATCGCCCGCTCGATAACCTGCCTTGCAGAAAGATTGACTTGCTTCTTGGCATCGTCGAGAAGATCGGCATAGAGAGTCACAAGAAAGGCATCATCGACAAACTGCCCCTCAACTTTCAGGGCTTCTTCCGAAATCTGGATGTTCCCGGTCGGTACGACCTTGATAAGTTCCTCGCCCCCTGGCCCGACGCCGCCAAAATTGATCGCACCAGAATGAAACTTCGGATCAATCAAGCCATCGTCGCCGACCAGATAAGCAGGGTCGCCCGCCATATGTGCTTGATGCAGAAAGTCGCGTTTGATCGAATTCTTGGTCTTCAGCGCCGGCAAGACCATCTGCGCGGGGCCGCGTCCATAATCTTCCTCGGGGGCTACCATATAACGCCCGTAGGGGAGCGGGAACGTCCGATAGCCGCCTTCTTCAAGAATGCAATAGCCTTCAACGGAGATATAACAGGAAAGCCACTTATTTCGCTTCTTGGAAAGAATTTCCCAAGGGGACCAATCTTGCCGAGGGTGAACTACCTGAAAGAAATTATAGAGGGTCTTGCTATTGATTGCCAGTGCGGCCCTGAGCACTTCAGGAATCTTATCAGGCCATTTCTGGAAGGCTTGCCGGGCGTCCATCCGAATGTGGCGGATATATCCGTCGATGACGCCTTGGCGATTCAGGAGAAGATAAATTTGTCCCGGCGGGGTCGCTACATAACTAAGCCCCTCGCCAAATAGATAAGCCTGCTGCCGTTCTTCGATAAACATGCCGTGATTACCAAAGACTCCAAGGCATTGCAAGTTTTGCTGATTGTTGCCCTTAAATCCCGCATGATAGTCATATCTTTCTTCCCACAGAATCCTTGTAGCTTCGTCAAACCAAAGGGCCGTTGGACGATCTTTCATCAAGTCAGTATTAACTTGTCCACGCTTGTTCTTGGGTTTAATCACAGACCAGATAAGATTGTCTGGCGTCATTACGTGATCGACAATCGACATGAATCTATGAGAGGCTATAGCTGCGTGGCTGTCAATCTGGAACTGTGTTCGCTTCATACCAGGGGTGATGACATGTCCATATGAAAAAGTGTTACTATACTCAGGCCAACACAATAAGGCAGCTTCTTCCCATTGCATGTCAAAATTAACGCGCCTTACCCTAACCTGCGCCCATAGGTTTATATAATAGGCTACTCGCGCAGCTTCGTCGTCAGCTTCCCCCCAATAATAATCAGGCGCAAAAGACATTAATTATATTTCTTCGCTGCATCCTCAGAGGGCATCGGAGCATCCAGACCGGGAAACTTCGTTTCCTCATACTGTTCGTGGAGTTGCCGAGTGGCAACCGCCATCATTTCAAAGGCTTGGGCGATACCCTCTAGCTCAGTATAGCCCATTTCGTCAACCCCGCTCGACCCAGCGAAAGCCATAAAAGCCGTCCCGTCAGCCATAAAGAAGTCTGTCTGAATCGCCGTAACCCGCTGAGTGGACCCGTCTTCCTTCGTCCGGTCCATTGGATACATCTGGATAAACGCTTTGGCTTTCATAAATCCTCCAACCTCTATATATGGGTTAAATAGGCTGATTTGAAAAGGGGTCAGTCTCAGCTAATTGTCGAATCCGCTGAGACGGATGGAATCCGCCCGGCAGCGGCCCGAGCGGAACTTCCTTGGCGTACCGAATATCCATCACACCTTGCCGGGTCGCCGACAGCAGGTCGTCGTTGATCTTCACGATAAGGCCATTCTTCCGGTGATAGCTCCTAAATTCGTGGAACCACTTCTGACAGGTATCGAATACGAGAAACTTACCCTGGCGCATCCGAGTCAGGATTTCCGTTATCCCGGCACTTGTCGAATAGCCGCCTTGTGGCATCGTCGCGAAGCTGTTACGCATTCTCATACCGGGTTGCCCCTTACGTTCCCGATAGAAATCATGTAGCTCCATTCCACTACTCTTTTCCCGAGCCGCGCCATCATGCGGCCAAGCTACCGGAGGTTCGGGAGCTATTCCTCGCATCATCGCGATATGATGTTGAGGTAAAGCATCTTGTATCTTAATCTCATGGATTACAAAGATGATATCCCTGTCGGGGTCGTGCCCAAGCAACACAGCCGCAAAAGGGTGCCCAATCCCGAAATCTATCGCCCAAATCTTACGCCACCACAACGGAATCTTACCTATCTCTATGGCGGGATAACTTATCATATCTTCGTTGATACCCTCGAAGACAGCGCCCTCACCCATCATAATCTCGCCATTTATACGGGCTTGCATTTCGTGAGGCTCATAACTGCCGATCACCGAATCAATCTCGGCCTGAGTTTTCCCTTCTACGTCCACGATACCAACCTTAACAACGCCTCGGTCCTTCTTGGCTTGCGCGGAATCATCATTCCAGAACCTATCCGTAACTCCTGTAGACCCAAGCATCGGGGTGAAAGTAGTAAAAATTATTCCATTAGTCGCAGCAAGGCGGGCCATGCACTCAGAATATATATCGTCAGGGGGACACTCATCAGGCCATATAAAATCCAGAGAAGCACCTTGAAACTTATTGCGTCCTTGCTCGTATCCCTTAAAGCCGAGATAACTATCGCCTCCGGTAATATGACGAACCGTAATGCTATCGAAAGCATTCTGAACACCGTGCGATAGCGTCCGGTCAATTAACAACTCCTTTGGTATAAATCCAGTTCCCCAATCTAAGGCATCTTTGCCAAATGCCGTTGTATGAGGTCCACAAAGTCTTGATTGCGCCTGATCTCGCGTCCAACCCATGCTTTCTCCGCAGGCCCAACCTTTTGTTGGTCTGTCCCATCTACGGCCTGTCCAATTAGGCGGATAGATTCCAGTAAGATGGTAAGTTGTTTCAACTGCTCCCGCAGTAGTTTTTCCAAATAGCTGATTTCCTGCTTGAAAAAGTCGTTCTCGTTTATCTGCTCCAAGATCAAAAAACTCCTGCTGTTTCTTGTAGGGAACCCAAAATTCCAACCGGTGCATGCGCCGGTAATCCAAACCCTTCTTCAAACCAGAAGCGATTGTTAGTAGTTCTTCATCGGAAAGGTTCTCAAGTTTCATGGGCTGTTTTCATCCCTATTGAAGTACGGTACTCAATAGCTTTTCCACCATCTTTCCACGATTTAGCCATCGCTATACAACAAGTTTCACACATACGACAACTAAATAATTTATTATCTACAATGGCAACTTGTCGCCGAATACGTTCCTTTGGATTAATTATCTCAAAACAGATTATACACGGCCCTGGTTTTCTAGCTGTTACTATTCTATCAGATAACATCCGCTCATCACACCTATCTCCCGAAAAGGGATCATAAGCTAAACAATCATATTCTTGCTTTGGTGTCAAGCGTTGAATTCCTCGCCATTAGAAAGTTCAAACATCAAGCGCCTATTCTCTCGATCTTCAAGAATCTTGATTCTCGTCGTTAGAATATCATAAAGTTCTTTTAGGTCAGAGATAGAGGCACTACCATCAACCTTTTTATCGAGCGCGATAAATTTTAGCGCGAGAGGTTTCCTCATAGTAAGTCCTCTAATCCCGAGTTCGTGCCGACTTCTTCAAAATCTGCCTCAATAGCTTCCTTACGTTTCGGTACAAGCGCCTCTGTGGCAATGTTGACACCAAGGGATTGTAGTAACTTCATAGAACCCTCAATCTCGCGGATCAGCGCGCTTCGGTCATTAATATGCTCGACGACGTGAACCTGCTTCGGCGACATACCAGTTAGCGCCTGTTGATGCTTTAGAGCGGCGAGACGAACCTCTGGCTTCGCGTCACTCATTAACTCCGTCATCCTGCGGTGGGCCAATGGTAGAAGCGTCGTGCAACGCCGGTCAGCTTCCTCGCGAATCGCCGCCTGGACGTTCTCCGCGTGTGAGAGCCGATAGCCCTGAAGCGCGATATAGTTTGTATCACCCTCGTATCCCGCCGCGCGAGCGCAATCGGCGTTGGAGGGATGATCGCCCAAATCGAACAAGGCAAGAACGAATGCACGCCGCCGAGGGTTCAAGGCACGCATCGCTGGGCCGAGATCGGCGGCGGCTTCCAAGGCTTCGTCTGTATATCGCGCGGGCACATTTCGCTTAATCATGGTGGTCTTGTCAAGATATTATCATCCGGGCGGGGATATACAAGGGGCCGGAAAAAAGGAATTTATTCACGGATTGCTAACGTAAAATTAATTATTTCGCTATTTTTTCTGCCGCGCCGGACGAAGGCCACCCGATTTAACGTGCGGGCATGTGTGTGGAAAACGGGCGGGACCCCACCCCCGGTCTCTAATGGGTCAACAATGCTGTCCTATAGAGAAGCAATATGATATGGTTTGTCTATCATATAGAAGTGGAGTGATATCGGGATATCATAATGATATCATCGGGGCCTGGAAGCACTGTTTGATAAATGTCGAAGGATCGAGCCAGAAGCCAACAACGCGCCACGGTATATAGGGAGGCGAAGGGTGCGACACTTTGTCACATATACAGCCGCGACGATATCGGTATGATGGCGACACCAACCAACGGAGAATGTCATGTTCACGCACCATGTACGTCTTAAGCTGGCCGCTGACTACGGCATCCGCGACATACCGAACGAATTGCTCATCGATATGGTTCGGCAAGCCCGCTATTCGGGAGCGGATACCGCGACAATTGCCTTTATCGTCGCCAACGCTTGGCAAGGAAATAGGGAGGCAAGGACATGACGTACAACCAAGCCCTTACGTATCTTGAGCGGGTTGCCGACTACCTCAACAACCTGCTCGACACCCGGCACCCGTTGTCGAACGAAGAAATCGAAAGCCTGATTTCCGATATCGACATCGTTCAAGAGGGCATGCAAGAGGGCCTCAGCCAGAACGTGGAGGATTAACCAATGATCGAACATGATTGACGTTGCGGCCAGCCCTGTCACGGCAGGGCTGAGCGGAGCGCCAACGATTGAACCAGCACCCGAGGCAAGGAAATAAAGGGCAACCGAGATGACAACTATCTGTCCAATTTGCGGCCACGCGATCGGACGCGGCCACCATCGCTTTCATTATGCGGAATTAACCCGCCAGGCGGTATTAACACAAAAATCATGTGCGATGCCAGGCAGCGATGCGAGAATTAACCCGCCAGGCGGTATTAACACAAAATGTGTGGAGAATGAGCCATGACAGCACGCAAAACCAAGGACAAGCCAGCAACCCCGGTGATCGAGCAACCGCCCGAGGCGCAGCTGCCGGCCACCATCGCGCCCAACGATCCCTCATTGCCTGAGCTGGCCGCGAGGATCAATGCCGAGTTTGGCGAGGTAGACGCAGCGCTGGTTGGCGCGCTGAACCATCGCGTGCTCGCCGGGAAGATGCTTAAATCCGTTCGGGAGCAGCTACGCCAAGCGGCGACCCGCATGGGGGGCGATGGCAAGAGATCGTCGTTCGATGCCTGGTGTAAGAAGAATATCAAGCGTTCCAAAGCCGATATTTACGCTTGCTTGGCGCTGGTCAAAAGCGATGACCCCGCCGAGCAAGCCGCCGCTGTCACCAGGGAACGTACGCGAGCGGCAACGGGCATGGCCGCGGCCAGAAAGTGGAAACAGTCTGTAACGTTACAGACAACTCCCGCGCCAACACCAACGGCCATGCCGGCGATCATTGACGCGGAGTTCACGCCCGTTGCGATTGATCCCGCTGCCGTGGTTGACTGGACAAACCCGCCCTTGCTGGTTATCACCGCGCGCAAGGCGCTGCAAACCCTGCTGTCAGAGCTACACCAAATCAGCGAAAGCAACACCGTTGCAGGCATTAGCAACGCCTATTATGCCACTAACAAGGCGATAATGGCCTATCTTACCACAACTCATACCAAACTATGAGGTAATGCCATGTCCCGCATCTATCTCGGATATCTCGCCTATCATACCCCGGAAATCTTCCGGTCAGAAACCACGCCAACTTTCGCAACTCATGGTGATCGCTTTGCCGCTGTCGTTGGCCCGTTTCGCACCAAGCGAGGCGCGGCATTCATGCGGGATTATGGCTCAGGAAACCCACATTGTCGTTGTGTTTCCGAAGCCGAGAAACTCGGCAAACTTTATGCAAACTAGGAGGCAACGCCATGCCGCCGTTCGTTTACGGCCTATTAGTGTCCTTTGTGGCGGAAGTCACTTGGGATATCATAGGAACGCGCCTATATGTCCTGATAGTCGCGTTTCCCTATCGCCTGATCCACAAGGACAACCTGCCGATAGGTTTATGCCCAAAGTGTCATACCTACCACGAACACCACTCACACAAGGGAGACTGACATGGAATACAATCACACTGTGAACAATGATGGCATTCGTTGCGATGACTTAGGCCACGAAACCCAATTCATCCTCTGTGAGCATGATGTCACGCCAACAAACAAGACCCAGTTTGAGTCAATGCTCTATCGGGTCGCGCAAGGCTTTACCCTACTCTGCGGGAAAGGCGGCTGGCGTGGCACTGTTGAGCCTATCAGCGTTTATCGCGTTGCCAGCCTGACCGATGGACAACGAGCCATCTTAATCTGCTGGTTGCTCGACAATACCAGGATGACCGACGTTTATGTGATATTGCCGGGCGGAATGGCGAAAGGCTATTGCCGCACAACTGATCCAGCAACCGGGCAACCCGCGCTCTACAACACCGCGCCGGCGTTCTCTGGCAAGCTGCACGGCACTCGTGACACCGGTTGGCCTCACACTGCCGACGATCACCCCTAGTCCTACTCACTCTCTATCAGCCCGAGGCTCGAAAGGGTCTCGGGTTTTTTTTCGTTCAAATGTCTGTTACGTAAACCCAGGTTTACGAAAAGATTTCAGGGGTGAAACTCGCGCGCCGTAGCGTAGCGAAGAATGAGCGTAGCGTAGCGTAGGCGCGCCCTACTGAAAGGCGCTGCATCCCTCTCTAGGTATAGGGGTCCCCACTACCTATGTTAGCGCACTGATATCATTGACGTATTACGGCGCAACTTTTTTGACAGTTTTTTCTTTGCGCACCATAGGCAACCCCATGATATCATTGGCGCATTACGACGCAACCTTGTTTTGCGCCTTCCGCGCGCCATATAATTAAAATGACTTTTGGGATTAAGCGGCGCGAGGCTCGCAAGCGTGATATTCTCGCCGCGCTGCGGCAAGCGGGAATACCAATTTCCTGCTCTCTGGGCACTAATCCCCGCGCGCTCGGTGTCAACCCGCGCGCCTTGGGGATAAACCCCAAGGCGCGGAGGCGGAAAAAGTCTGAAACGTTACAGACAGAAAACCCGCTATTTCTCCCTTCGCCCCGACTATCCGCTGAAATGAAAAAGCGGCTAAACGAGATTGACTTCGAGAATTATTAACCTATACGTTGGGTCTTAGCTTTTAGCGGAGGTACTTCTTATGACACGCGATGAAATCCTCGCAAACAAGGCCAATTTGTCCGGGGCCAATTTGTTCTGGGTCAGTTTGTCTAAGGCCAATTTGTCTAAGGCCAAGGGATATATTGATCTTGGTACGGACACACGGGGATACCATTTCCGGGCCATTTGGTTTCCTGATAAAGAAACTTGGCAAGTAACTGCCGGGTGCCGCAACTTTACTCTCGCCGAAGCTCGCGCCCATTGGATTAATAACCCGGAGGCGCTTGCTAGGTTGTCTATCCTCGATGTCTATTCCAACGGGAGGTAACTATGTTAAAGCCGCGTTCCTTGTTTCAACAACGTCACTTTGAATGGCTCGCTGATTTTGTGTCTCGCGAGGCACCGCGCCGGGAAGATCGCCGGCGGTTGGCTAAACGTCTGGCGAAAGAACTTAGCGAAACTAATCCCAACTTCAAGCGAGAAAAGTTCTTGAAAGCTTGCGCGTTAGACCCATCTGATTATGACTGACCCACCACAAACTGAAAGGAAGGCAATAGCATGAGTATCAACTACAAGCATACTCTCACGTATTCCGGTGTCCTGCCGGCGGACGAAATGGACCGGCTCGCCATGCATGCGGCAAACCCGGAAATCAATCAGGCTCGCCTCGCTCTTGTCGCGGCGTTCAAGAAGGCTGGTTTCCCGCATGATGCGGTCAGCCATGTCGTGCGGCCTCGCACGGTGAAGGCCGACAAGTAGTTTTCTTCACCTTGTAGTTTGAAGATAGGCTGATCACTTAATTGTAATTGGCCTATTTTCTTATCTTATCTGAAAGGAAATCACATGACTAAGCGGATAACTAAAGCCGTTGCCGAGAAAGTTCTGGTAACGGTTGATGCTGGCTTGTGCGTGGGCATAGGTGATCCTGAGCCGGGGCATATGTGCGTCGAGGCCGCTGTTTGCTTTGCTCTCGGCGAACCACATGGCGACCAGCCTAGTTGTGTCTCAAAGGCGCTAAGGGCCTTCAAGATTGGCTTGAATGATGCTGATTGGTCCTCTAACAAAGCAAGAGCCAAGGGACTGCGCCGGCTCGCCCTTGTTCAGCTTGGTAGCCAAAATATCGATGAAGTTGTTTTTGCTACCCGACTAGCTGAAAAAGCCGGCGAATGGGCGGCGGAAGCGCAGGCGGGGTGGGCGGCGGCGGCGGCGAGGTCGGCGACGCATTCGGCGCAGTGGGCGGTGGCGGCGGCATCGGCGGAGGCGTCGGCGGAGTGGGCGGAGTGGGCGGCGAGGGCGGCGGCGAAGGCGGCGGCGGCGAAGGCGGCGGCGGCGGAGGCGGCGGAGGCGGCAGGGTGGGCGGCGGAAGCGCGGGCGGCGGAAGCGCGGGCGGCGTGGGCGGTGAAGATGA